ATGCCAACGGAAATCTTCGGGGTGTTCTCGGAGAATAAAACAACAATAAAAAGGAACAAATAAACATGAACCAAGTAGCAACAAAAAAAGAAGGAGCATTAGCAGCATTTGATATGGAAGCTGATGCACAACAAGGCGCTCAGAATATATCGCAAGAAGATCTTGCGTTGCCTTTCTTAAAAATTCTGGGTCAGCTATCACCAGAAGTTAATAAGCGTGATGGCAAATATGTTGAGGGCGCAGAACCTGGCAAAATAATCAACACTGTTACAAATGCATTGTATGACTCAATTGAAGTTGTGCCTTGTCATTATAAAAGACAATACATTGAATGGGCAGACAGAGGTACCAGCACAGGTGCACCTGTAGCAATTCATGAAGCAGATAGTGATATCGTTAGTCAAACCACTAGGGGTAAAGACTACAAAGATAGATTACCAAATGGAAACTATCTTGATAACACTGCTAATCATTTTGTACTTGTCTTAGGTGACAATCCACAAACAGCATTGATTTCTATGAAATCTACTCAATTAAAAGTGAGTAGAAAATGGAACTCAATGATGATGGGTTTAAAAATGCAGGG